TTCTAACTCTGCTTCTACTCTTTCTTTACCAAAAAGATCAAATAGTAACTTGGAGTAAGCGCCATCAGTAATCGTATGAAATGTATCTCTCATTTGATCTTTATCTGTAGACCTTTCTGCTGATCCAATAGTTTCCATACCGCCTAGAATTACGTCGATCTTTTTAGAATGTATTCCGTCTTCATATCGACTCATGTTCCAAAATGGACTTGTCATTTCTGGAAAGTCTGTAATTAATGTAGTCTTAAACTCATTAAACATCTTACCTTCTTCTTCAGCAGTCATCTCATAGTCTTCTGCTAGTCCATAATGTTTTTGCCATTCTGCATATGTTTTTTCTGTTGGCTTTGGAAATCCTAAGTATTCAACTAATTCGTATTCCATTGCTTTTAAATCATCGATAGTTCCCGGGAACTCAAATTCAAACATCGGGAATATAATATCGTGTCTTCCAGGGATCGCGTTTGGTTCTTGTCTGTACGATGTTGATACACAAAAGAAACCTTTAGAATCTGGTTTTGAAAGCAGTTCATGTTCTAGCCACATTTGTCCAGTCTGTGGTAATGGCCAAACTTGTCCTGCGTACTTGTATGTTGCTACGTTAAACGGGTCCTCGCATGCTGCTAAGATTGATAATCTATTTTGAGTGTGAACTTCTAAAAAGCCTTTATTCAAAAAAAATGACCTTAAAAGGCCAACTGTGTCTGTAAATTTTTTAGGGGATATAAGTTGTGTCATGATCTTTCCTTTTTATTTTGCATAAATCTTAATATATATACAAGTTTTATGTGTTTTACGAATACTTTTTTATAAATAGTTAAAGAAGAAGAGGAACTACAAATGATTGAAGTAGCAGCAGCATTGAGTGCAGCAACCACTGCATTTAACGCAATTAAAAAAGGTTTTGAAGTCGGTCGCGATATCGAGTCAATGTCCGGTGACTTAGGTCGTTGGATGGGTGCAGCATCTGATATCAATAAGGCAGACGAATACGCGAAGAAACCACCGTTATTTAAAAAACTATTTGCAGCTGGTTCTGTTGAAGAAGAAGCGATGGCATCATTCATGGCTAAGAAGAAAGCCGAAGATATGCGTTATCAGCTTAAACAACTTATATCATTAACACGTGGTCCAGCTGCTTGGGAAGAGTTATTAAAAACTGAAGGCGAGATAAGAAAGAAGAGACAAGCAGCAATATACGCACAAAAAGAAAAACAAAGAAAAGTAATAGAAATTACTGCAATTGTTTTTGCTGTTGTCCTCGTCGGAGGTTTTATTACGTGGGTAACTGCAGCATTACTAAAAGCACAAGGTATAATTTGATAAAAGATTACTACTGGCTCATAACAACAATCTCGTTTATAATTGGTATATTTTTATTTACAATATTAGCTCATGCCAAGGGTAAGATATACGAACCAAAAGATCCAAAATACGGTACAACTAAACAGTACACAAATCAACAAAAGATAAATAGTGGTATAAACGAAGAAAAAAAATATACTACTTGTAGGTTGAAGAAAAGAATTAAGTCACGCCACACTGGAAGACAAGCGTGTATATATGAAGGTGGCAATAAGACTTTTGAGTTGATGTATGAGAACACATGCCCTAAACAGTTTAAATGCGTATATAATCCATGGAGTAAAGAACCAAATATTGATGATGTAGTAGATAGTCTAAACTCGATTAAAAAATAGAAAGGAAATACATGTCAGGAAGTCCAGAAAGGTATTGTAACGATTGTGGTTGTAGATGCCACTGTTATAGTCCGGAATGTCCAAAATGCGCTAATGACGTATGTTATAAATGTAATTGCAAGGATGACGATATTCAAACATGAAAATTTTGTACTTGATATAAAATATGCTCATAAGAGTATTCTTTACAAGAATAACAAGTTACTTTTTATGGGTGATGGATATAAGGCTATCCAAATACTTATTAGCCAAAGTACTGACCCTGAACCGGTAAAGAAGCAGTTTAGATCTCAATTACGTATGAGAGAAAAACCTAAATTTGATACTGCTCATGATGAGATTGAAAGACTTCGAAGAGAAGCTCAAGCAGCAATGGTTTCAAATAATAATAAGAAGAAAAAAAGATGATACATGCTTTTATGTTAATGCTTTATATGGGTGAAGCACTAGTAAGTCAAGACATGTACTTTAAGAATATTAACGATTGCTTATATTTTGCCGAAAGACTAAACAATCAACCTATGGTTCCAAACCGCAACGCACAAGAGGAATCTGATAAATTAGTCAAGTACGTTGCAGTCTGCGTTCCTAAAAAAGTAGGGAACAATGTTAAGCTTTATTAGGCTGCTATAAAGTAGCGTAGACGGTAGTTCAGAATTCTATGAACTCTGGCACGGTCTCGAGCCTGACAAAACCTTTTCCAAGAATATGGTCTGTAAGTCATTAGTCACCCTCCCTAGTTAATGGTTAGGTGCGTTCCTTCAGCGATTGCCTACTTCCGCCCTTTCGGGTGAACGTTTAATGTATTACTATTTATATGCTATTTTTGTATTTCAAGGATTTTAAGTGGATGTTTTTCACCGTTCTTAATTTCCATCTCGAGTTTACCTATTTTGCAAACCCACCTAGGTCCGCCCGGGCCTTGAACTCTTTTAATTTCTCTTCTTACTTTTAAGCATTCCATCATTGATTCACGAGGTGTGAACTCTGTAGGACTCACGTCTCCACTCATAAACATTAACAAAATAAAACCTGTAAATATTTCCATTACTTCTTTCCATTTACTACTTTATCTTTAAGTTTATCGATTTGATTTTCAAGCTTTTCTATTCTTAACTTATAAAAATCAAGTGTAAGCTTTTGTTGTTGATCGTATGGAGCTTTACCTTCTTCAATGTTCTTCGCTAGTTTTTCTAACTGACCTGCGATATGTTCAATTAACATGAATTGCTCTGCGTCTGCAGGTAATGATCCCATCTCTCCTCTTGGCCATTTAATTCTAAACTCAGTATTCTTTTCAAGATCGGTGTTTATTATTATAAGTTCAGTTTCTACTTTGTTTAATCTTTCAATGATACCAAAATACGCCCATACACCTACAGCTACTGCTATGATGATAGACACTAAATTTCTTATTGGCATTTCAACGCCAGTGTTTTCAGATATCTTTGGCATATTTACTCCTTACGGTAATATTTATAGCCTAGACCCTTACTGTCAATTTTTTGACACCGATAATAATTTGACACTTTTTTTTGTCAATTTTTTGACACTATTCGAAGTTATTGTAGTCGTAATCTATATCACTATCAACATCTGCAATGGGTAAAGTTGCTTCTTTTAAATCGTGTACGTGTAATTGAATGATTGCGTAATGTAGTATCTTCATTAGGTCTTTTCTAGCTTGAGAGGCGTCACCTTTCTTACCATATCTTTGCGCGTACTTCATAATATTACCAATACAAAATCCAGTACCGTGACCGCCGTCAACTATAAATTCAGTTGCTTGAAACTGTTCTTTTGAGTAGTGGCTATCATAAGTGGCGTCAATATGATTTTTTAATTCATTTAAGTTTTCATCTTCATTAAATTTATAATCAATTCGCTTTATCATATTTTTTTTCAAAGTCCTCTATTATTTTAATATTTTTGTTAATCCAATCTATAACTGTTCCGTTGTCTGCATGTATTTCACCAGACTTTGTTTTCCAACCATGCATTTTAACTATTGCTTTAGCATGCTCGTATACAAATTTTTCTATTTCTTCTTTACTGTAGTTCAAATGCTCTGCACTAGTCATGCTCGCCTCCTGCGTCATTAGGATCTAGCTCTATTCTTTTACCGTTATGATAAATGGCTCTTGAGCGACTTGGTGTATGATAAGTCCAGTTCATATTTCTTGCCACACTAAATGTTGCTACCGTAACTACTGTAGCACCAATGATAAACATATGCGCAATTGCTGTGATTCCAAATACCCACATACTTCCAAAGTACATACTAAATGCTATACACCACATCCATGCAAGTATCTGCATTACCATGTGTCTTACTTGTAAATCAGGAATATTTTTCAATGGATTAAATTTATAGTTCATTATTCCATTCCAACTATCATATATAAATTGTCTCATCTTTGCTCCCATCTATAAAAAATATGATTACCAATTTGTAGCATTTTTGTTTTCTGTTCTCTCCACTCAGGATAAACGTAGTCAGCATGATAATGAGTAGAGCCTTGAGTCATATCGTCTAGTTTGCCCCAGTTATATTCACCGATCATACGTGATGCTTTTGTAAATATAGCATTATATAACTCGATATCAAACTGCGGTATCTTATCACTCTTACCATCACAGTACCAGCTAAATTGACATTTATGACGTATAGGAACTATCTTACCTTTTGTCTTAAACCACCACTTGCTCGTTGGACCTTGCTTAACGACATCACATAAAATATCTGGAAATCTATTATCTTTAACACGATTAAGTGTTACCATTCCAACCGCAATAATGCCACGCCATGACTGATTTCTTGCTTCAAAGTACATATTATCAGCTAGGCACTTTGCTTGATCTTGTGTTATTAATTTTTTAAGTTCTACCGCCGGCGCTGGTGGACTGCAAAAACCTAAACCAAGGAACGCTATACTTGCCGCAAGCATTCCTTTAAAATAAGTTTTATTGTTAAGCATACCAGAAGTTCTCGACTTCTTCAGCAACTTGAAATTGATCGAGCCAGTTATATTCGACTTTTCTGAGCTTTTCAACTCTTTGCTGAGCTTCCCATGCTGAGTCGCTATCTTTTACAAGAACAGCTGCCTTACCGTAAAACTCTTCTTGTAGATCCATCATTAAACTTTTTACTTTTGCCATTTTCAACTCCTTATTTAATTTTATAAGAATATTATACCATAAAAAAATGACTTTGTAAACAACTTTTCACTTAACTTGTTAACTATATTTTTTCCATAATTTATGAAGAACATAGAACCAAACACCATTAAACATAGGCTCGACAAGAGCAACAACACCAGCTTCAAACAAGTCTGCACCAGTCATCCAATATACGACGTTCATGGCTATAATGATATGGCCAAACGTATAAATCAGTGCTAATGTCAAGCTACTATGTTTTAACATATTTCTAATAACCTCGAATATTCCGGTTTGAAACTCGTTCTTCTTTTTTTCTTTGTTTCCGTATATCGCTTTTTTCCACTCTGGACTCTGTCTTAGTTTCCACAGCATCCAGTCATAGTACCTTTCTGGCTCAGGGCCAGGGTCTGGTAATTCTATGTGTTGTCCCGTTCCTGTCATGT